CGATGGTGAAGAAGTTACGGATTACAAACGAGATGCAATTTCAGAAGAAAGTGCAAAAGAAAATCGTGAAGTTAAAATTGAGTATTTAACTCAGTTAGCGGATTATTGGAGAAATAATCTTACTACTGTTTTTAAACGGAAGAAAGATTTAGATGTTGCAAATGCAGTTGTTGAGTTGATTGATATGAAAGATAATATTGATAACTTCAATAAGAAGGCTTTGTATATCTTGATTCGTGAGATGACAGGTTCAAACACACAACATATTACACGAGTAATTAATGTGATGAAGAAACACCATCATCAATTACAGAAGTCATATTTGGCTACTGGTTCAATTGAAACAAGATGGACAGGTAGTTGGTTTAATCAACCAAAAAAATAAAAAAAAATCATAAAAAAAAGGGGGGCCATTTACAATTGACCCCCTTTTATTATCTATCCGATATAGTACTACTTACGGAATAAACCCACTAACACTAACAATGCGACGAGTCCAGCGAAACCCGATTCGCCGAAGTTGTTGATTATAGCTGTTAGGTTACCAATAACATTAACACCGAAGATACCAGTTCCAAATATCACTTCGGAAACAGCACCAATGGCAACAAAGGATAATAGTAAATGAGCAATGTCATCGACCCATCCTTTTACGAGTGTTATGATTTCCTTCATGGTTTTTATCTCCCGTTAGTTATCAATTAGTCGGATTTTATACCCGACATTAATAACTATAGTATATATTTCAAAAAATTAATGGGTATATACAAGTGTATATATTTATATATCGGTATTTTTTGAGAATTTGATATTTATTATTGAATCAAATCAATCAAAAATAGGTAATAATATGGCAATCGATTTTGAAGTTTTTGAGGGAAAATCCCTTTCAGATGTATTCAAAGACATCTATGATAATTCAGTAACTAACAAAAAACAATTAGAAGTGTTAATGAAAGAAGTTGTTGGATTCATCAAAGATGGTGATACAGCTGTGCAAATAATTCCAATGCTAAAAGAGTATTTGGAAATCAATGTTAAGAATGATGAACAATTAGTTAAGTTAGCAACAATAGTTCAGAGGTTGGCTACTGCTGCTAAATCAGGTGATTCGGATGAAGAATTCGGTTTATCTGATAAAGAGAAAGAACAATTGATGACAAGTATAGAACATACAGTAAATGAATTACAGGATCATTCAGATAATATAACATCCAAGTTAGATAATTAAATGCCAGTAAAAATGAAAAAGAAGGGTGGGGCACAATCAGGACCACTTCAATCTAATAGAATACAAAATGTAGAATCAACGATGAGACTATTTAAACAATTAGTCCAATCGGAAGAATTTTATGAATTAGAACCAGTAGAAATTTTGGATGTACATTTAGATGAGAGTAAACCATCATTTCCAAAAACATCTGAAGATAAACCAGATTATGCTTTTATTGGTGGGATTCTTGGTAGGTTTGTTTATTCGGAACAAGGTAAGACAATAGATAAATGTAAAAATTTTAAACCGATGAATCCAAGTATAAACAATTTACCAGCAGTTGGAGAGATTGTGATAGGAGTTCAGTATCTTGGACAATATTATTATACAACACAATTAAATGTATTTGGTAATCCTAATTTTAATTCACAACATGGAATTAGTAGATTAAAAAGAAAGAACACACTTAAATCTTTGTTTGGTTTAGACACACCAAATACAGATGATAAAAGTGCTGAACTTGGATATTATTTAAAGAAGACAAAAGATTCTCGCAAATTATTACCACACGAGGGTGATGTAATATTTGAAGGTAGACATGGAAACACTATAAGAATTGGTAGTGATATAAAGAATGAAAATGAAGATTCACCAAATATTATTTTAAATGTTGGACAAAGTAAAGATGAGTTTCCTGAACCAAAACAACCAGTAGAAGAAAAGATTGATACGGATGGTTCAAGTATTTACTTGACTACAAATCAAAAATTAGAGTTTACTCCAGGAATAGAAAGTAAAGTAGTTACAGCTCCATATGAGGGTAAAAATATTTTATTAAGTTCGGATAGGATTATATTTAATACTAAGAACGGTGGAGATATTGGAATGTTTAGTCATAACAATGTCTCTATAGGAGCAGTTAGTGAAGTTGTGATTGAATCACCAGTAACAAAAATTGGTAGTTCAGGTGCAACTGAACCAATGGTGTTGGGTGATAAATTAGAAGCAGTATTGAATGATATTTTAACATTAATAGAAACTGGATTATTGGCACCTACAGGTCCTGTACAAGTTGTTGCAGGACAACCAATATTACAAAAATTAAAAAGTGCGTTAGGTGTACCATCAATAAAAAGTCCAAAGAATACGGTAGAATAAAATGGCAGAAAAAATAGGTTGGGAATTATTTAGAGTTGAATATAAAGCAGCCTTAGAAAAGGGTGATGATGTAGGAACAGCAATTGCTGATTCATATGATAAAGCAGTTAAAACCGCAGTACCTGGTATACCATACTTTGGTGGAACACAAAAAGGACAAGGAAGTGCAACTGTTCCAGGAATAATAGTTAAATCACCATTAAAAAAATTAATGGCAGGAATGTTAAATTGGTGTTTAAAAAGTCCATTACCATTCCCACCATTTTCAGTAGCATTAGATACGGCATTAAAAATATATTGGACTGGAGCCGTTTCAAGTAATATGTGTGTTGTAGTAGTTCCAGGTGTAACTGGAGCATTTATTGACGCAGAAGGAATTAAAAACAAAAGTGTAGATGATTTTATTGACCAATTGATAAAAGCATTTGATACACATTTAAAACAAGTACAGGGAGTTGGAGTTCCATTGGGAACTGTACCAACTGTATTTACAGGCTATAAAGTACCAAGTGGTGCGTAAAGGAGTTAGACATGACTAAAAAAGAGTTAGTAAAAATAATACGAGAAGTCGTTAAGATTGAAGTTAAAAAACAGGTGAACGAGATATTTATAAACGAGGAGAAATCTACTTCTCTAAAATCACTTACTGAAAAAGAGTTCAAAGAACCGATTAGAAAAAAGTATAAGAAACGAGAGAAGGTTACCTATACATCAAATTCAACTTTGAATGATATATTAAATGAAACGGTTGGTGGAATTGAAGGAAACGGCGAAATGGATGAATACCCAACTATGGGAGGCGGAACATTTGATACTGCAAGAGCATCAGAACTATTAGGATATAGTGATACTAATTTTGGTGGTGATAAACAAACACAAAGAGAAGTTGGAGCAGTACAGACTATGAAAGAAGCTGGAGTTACAGCAAATCAAGTTCCAGACCATGTACAAGATGCTTTAACAAAGGATTATAGTAAGTTAATGAAACACGATAAAATGAAGAGTAATAGATAATGCCAGATAACCCATCAGTAGCAGCATTAAATGATGACGAAGATAGTTTCTTTGGATGTACCTTTCCATTAACATATGGAGTAGGTGGAGAGGGATTTTTTCCCCGCTCAACAACATTAAAAGAACAAGCATCATCTAATATAAAAAATCTTTTATTAACAATGAAAGGTGAGAGAGTATCTCAACCTGAATTTGGTAGTGATTTACCTGCAATTATATTTGAACCAATTGATGGTACAATTGGAGAAAAAATTGATAATGCAATTAGAGAAGCTTTAGCAATATGGTTACCTTATATTACAGCAGAAAATATTTTTACTTTACAGGATGAATCCAATCCTAATCAAGTAACGGTTTCTCTTGAGTTCAGAGTAGATACAGATGACCCTGATGCACTTGAAACAATGACATTTAATTTTAATACAGGAGGATAGAATGGCTGTCGATTATAATACAAATCAAAAAGTAGAGAAAAGGGAAGTCCAATATCTCGGTAGAGAATTTAGTGATATAAGAAGTAACTTAATTGAATTTGCAAAATCTTATTTTCCTAAATCTTATAATGATTTTAATGAGGCAAGTCCGGGAATGATGTTTATAGAGATGGCAGCATATGTTGGTGATGTATTATCATTTTATGTTGATAATCAATATCGTGAATCATTATTACATGCAGCAGAAGAAAAGAAAAATATTTATAAAATTGCTCAATCATTTGGATATGAACCTAAACTTTCAAGTCCTTCCACAGCAATATGTGATTTTAGTGTAGAAGTTCCTGCATTACAAGTTGGAGAAACTTATCAACCAAATTTAGATTATGCACCAATATTAGCAGGTGATAGTACATTTTCATCTACTAATGGTATAACATTTAGATTGACGGATGATATTAATTTTAAAGTATCAAGTTCATTAGATGATATGGAACAAGAGATTTCACAATATTCAGATGATACACCATCTCATTTTAAATTAACTAAAAAAGGAATTTGTAAATCAGGAACTAAAACATCACAAGAATTTACATTTGGAAACTCTACTAAATTTGATAAAGTGATTTTAAGTAATGATAAAATAATTGATATTATCTCAATAACAGATAGTAAAGAAGATAAGTGGTATGAAGTTCCATTTTTGGCTCAAGATACTGTTTTTGCTTCAATGGAAAATTCTGATTTGAATAGTCCTGATTTATCAACACATAAAAAGGAATCACCATTCTTATTAAAGTTAATTAAAACGGCTAAAAGATTTACAAAGTATGTTCGTAGTGATGGTAAAACAGAAATAAGATTTGGTAGTGGTATTAGTGCAAATGCGGATGAGGAGATAATTCCAAATCCAGATAATGTTGGTTCATCGTTATCGTTGGGTGTTAGTAAATTAGATGATTCATTTGACCCAAGTAATTTTTTAAAGACAAGAACATTTGGATTGGCTCCAAGTAATACTACATTGACTGTAACTTATACTTATGGTGGTTCAGTTAAAGATAATGCACTTTCTGGTACAATTACAAATCTTGATAATGTTAGTTGGACATTCGATGATACAGGATTAGATAGTGCAAAAGTAAGTGATATGAAATCAAGTTTAATTGTTACTAATGAGGGCCCAGCAACTGGAGGTTCTGGTGGTGAATCAAACGAAGAAGTTAGACAAAATGCATTAGCATATTTTAATTCTCAAAATAGAGCAGTTACTAAAGAAGATTATATTATTAGAGTTTATTCATTACCACAAAAGTATGGTAATATTGCTAAATGTTTTATTGTACAAGATGAACAATTAGAAGCAAATACTAAAGAGATAGTTAAGAATGGTAAGATTGTAAAAAATACAGCTATAAGTACTTTACCTAATCCATTGGCATTAAACTTTTATGTATTGGGTTATGATGCTAATCAACATTTAGTAGCATTAAATCAAGCAGTTAAACAAAATTTAAAAACTTATTTATCACAATATAGAATTTTAACAGATGCAATTAATATTAAAGATGCTTATACTGTAAATATTAGTTGTAGATTTTCAATTATTACTCAACGAGGATATAATAAAAATGAAGTATTGTTAAAGGCAATAGAATCAGTTAAGAAATATTTTGATATTAAGAAATGGCAAATTGGACAACCAATTATACTGAGTGATATTGCTTATGCAATTTCATTAGTTGATGGTGTGGCAAGTATAGTTCCACCAGGAGATGATAATCCACAAAAACAAATGGTAGTTATTGAGAATGAATGGCAAACAGAAAGTGGATATAGTGGCCATGTATATGATTTACAATCAGCAACAAAAGATGGTGTAATATATCCATCATTAGACCCTTGTATCTTCGAATTAAAATTTCCGAATACAGATATTCAGGGTAGAGTAGTAGGAGATGTATAATGTATTATTTTGAATATCCTATAGTAGACTCAACAATTTATGAAGGTAATATAAGTTCTTCTATTAATACAGGAATTGATCAAATATTAGAAGTTAGAAAGGAAGTTAATTCAACAGGAACTACAGTTGGAGTATCACGAATCTTGATGAAGTTTGATTATGGATACATTTCATCTTCTGTACAGAGTGGAGTGATTCCAAGTGATGCAAAATTTTATATAAATCTTTATGATGCGGCTTCAAGTGAATTAGCAGTAGAACAATCTTTACATTCATATATTGTTAGTGGAAGTTGGACAGGTGGAACTGGATATTATAGTAGAGACCCAGTATTGAGTGATGGAGCAAGTTGGAAGTATCGTGATAATGATACAACAAAAACTGAATGGGTTAGTGGTAGTACTACACAAGGTGGAACTTGGTTCACATCAAGTATCAGTAGTCAGTATGAAGTTAGTTCTTCACAAAATTTAGTATACGAGACAACAGATATTCGTATGGATGTAAGTGATTTAGTTAAGAATCATATCTATTCAAGTTCAGTATTTCCAAATAATGGATTTATTATTAAGAGGGAAAATGTAGCAACATCACAAAGTATGTATTCTATATTTGATCCAACAACCGCAACTGGTTCGGCTGAAGGTGATGCTACACACTATGGACATTTAAAATTTTTCTCACGAGAAACAAATACAATATTTCCACCAAAGTTAGAAGTTGAGTGGGATGATAGTTCTTGGAGTACAGGAAGTTTAAGTGAATTGGGTTCAACCGATTTAGATAATTTAACTGTTTATTTTAAAAATCTTAAACCAGAATATAAAGAAAAATCAAAAGTAAAATTCAGATTAGTAGGTAGAGAATTATATCCAACAAGAGGATTTGATACAACACCTGCAGCTTTAACTGTAAAATTTTTACCAAGTGGTAGTCAATCACTTGGACATGGAACTTACTATTCAGTAAAGGATTCATTAACTGATGATGTGATAGTTCCATTTGGAACAGGTTCAATAGTTAGTTGTGATTCACAAGGTAATTATTTTAATATTTGGATGGACGGGTTTCAGTCAGAAAGACATTACAAGTTCGAAATTAAAGTAGTAAGTGGGAGTGGATCAGATGAATCTTCAATAGTATATGATGATGGTTATGAATTTAAAGTGGTGAGATAAAATGCCTTATAGATATAGTAAAGCTAGAACTTCCGATTATTATAAAAATGTACAAGATGCAGATGAACAAAAACTTTTAAAATCTTTAGAAGAAGAAAAGAAAAGAGCTGCCATATCTGGTTCAGCACTTGACGCGACAGACCCATTACGAGATGAGAATGGATATTTGTTATCATACGAAGACCCTAAAAATCCAGGTAGTTCAATGGAAAAAGAACATCAATATGTTAGACTTCCAGTAGTACAAAAATCTTCTAATAAAGAAACATTTATAAAGTTTTTTGGTCCTGAAGAATTGGGTGGAAATGGTGCATCAATGTTCAATGAGTTACTTAGTGAAATACCACCTGAAGAACCAGAAGTAACCCCTCCTGAACTTGAAGGTATGAGAATAGAATTACAATCCAAGATAGATGCTCAAGATGAATTAAATACAACCTTAAACGAAACTATAAATGAATTACAAGTAGAACTTGAAAAAGTAGCAACAGAGGGTGATTAATGTTACAATATGGATTAAATCAAAAAGATAAAGAACAATTAGAACTTCCTGGATTTCTGCCTTCTGGATTTGGTAGACGAGGTGAAGATTATATTCATATCTATGTTTATCAATCAGACGACTTAACTACTGATGAAAACGATGTATTAGTTGGTGATGAAATATTTCCTACAGGAGATATATTTCCAGATGATAGAAAAGTTGATTTAGATATTGGTGGCCACCTACGAGAAATGGGTTTCACAGAAGGTACTTATAAAGTTAAGTATTTATTTTTAAAAAGACTTGCTGGTAAACAACAAACTGTATTTGTAAATGAGTTTGGTGAGGTTCATGTTGGTAAAGTTCAAACAAAAGTTATTAATGGTAAAACTAAATATTTTTCAACTAAAAAATTTGGTAAAAGACAATCAAGACAAGAATTAAAAGAAATATTTGCAAAAGAATTAAAATATGTTGTAAAGAAAATATCAGCCGATAAATCAGAAGTTGAAGTAGATACTCAAAATATTCAAAATTCACTTTATAGAAAAAGAATAAAAGAAATAAATTCATGGATGACTTATACACCACTTACAAATTCTACTTCAGGTAAAATAAGATTTGATTTAACAGACCCTAATATTTTGATATTAACACCACATGATAAAGAACCAGGTTTTAGTGATGCAATGGTTGGTGGACAAATAACAATTAAAGGTATGTATAGTGTTACTGGACAACAGATTTTAGAAAATATTGTACCTGTAGAACTTCCACCAATTTTTACCCCAGAAGATTTGTCAAATATAGATATTTTTGCTGGTGTAACTACAGGAGAAGAACAACCATCTGTAGATGAACAGATTCAAGAAAGAGCTGCAGATGAAGAAGAACGAGGTATGGAAAAATACGATAGATTTTCAGGTGTTTGTTTTACAGGAGATACAAAAGTAAAATTAAGTAATGGTAGACAAGTTCCAATAAAATATCTAAGACAAGGAATGAAAGTCAAAACAGAAATTGGTTATGCAAAAATATTAAAATTAATTAAAGATGAAAGACCATACGGTGATACACTTTCTAAATTTAAGAATCTAATAACTACAGATAACCATCCAATGAAGTATCGTGGTAAATGGTATAAGGCTCATGAGATTGGTAAGTTGTTTGAATCTAAACCACTTAATGTTTATAATTTAATTCTTGATAAACACCACACAATAGTTGCAAACAATGTTGTTTGTGCTACTCTTGGTAAGTGGGAATCAATGAAGAAGTTTGAAATGTGGAGAGAAAAACAAATCACTATGTTGAGAACCTTTGATGAGGAAGACGATAATTTAGGTCGCGATGATGAGGGAATGACTTATAGTACACCATATATTGCTAATAATGAAGTTGTAGTTAATGACCCACCACCAAGTGTAACTCCAGAAAATATTAGAACGACAATAGCAGTGAGTCAGGCAGCTCCTGAAGTACCATCTGTTCCAATACCAGAACCAACAATTGAAATACCAATTGATTATGTTGGAACAATTGTTGAGGTGTTGGATAATAATAGAATTAGAGTTGATACATCATATGAAGAGGGTGCAAATAAATTTGAACATAGTGGTGAAGATAACTCAAAATCAATATTTGATGAGTGTTTTGTTAAATTTAAAAAAGGACAAATTGAACGATTAAATACTTATATGGTTTGTAATGGAAATTATCATTTAGTACTTAATTATTTAAAAAATCCATATGGACAAGAGACTTCAAGATTAGTAAAGTTGTATGATAAAGTAACTGATGAAACGGAAGAAATGGATTTATGTTATTTCGTAGAAGAGAAAATGGAGCCATACGAAGATACCATTACCTTAGTTCCATTTAATGAGGAAGACCATGAGATATTATTTTTAAGATTACCAGATTTTAATTCAACTAATAATCCTATAAATTTTAGAGGAACAAAATTTAATAATTATACTCAATTGATAGGTACTGATTCAAGTGTACAAGAAGATATTCAAAACAAATTAGTTTCTCAAAGTTTACTTGATACTCAAGTTAATGTTGATTATTCTAAAAGAAAAGATGTATTTGGAAAAGATATTTCAGATTATGGGTTTAGTAATTTTGCACACTTCAGTAGTGCTGAAAAAAGAATTGATAATTTTAAAAAGAAATTAGAGTTAATTGAATTATATACTTCATCAAGTTTATCGTTTGGGAATGTAACGGGTTCAGAGAAAACAGTTGGAGCATTTAATGCTAAAAAACGAAGAGTAATAAATAGTTTTGATCCTTATGAACATTATTTATATTTTGAAAGTTCATCATATGCCACAAGTTCAGTTGGAGAATTTTATTCTGCTAGTTGGCCAAAAGAAAATTCAACTTCACCATATACATTAGTTCATACTTCAGGTTCAGCAGCAACAGATTGGTATAGTACATTTGGTGGGTATGCAAAAAATTATGATGAAAGAAATGGAAATAGATTAGTAAATAATTTACCACTTCATATAACAACCGATACTGAAAATAATGTATTCTTAGATTTTATGGATATGATAGGACAACAATTTGATGAGATATTTGTTTACTTGAGACACTTTACAGATATGAATGAAAGAACGAATAAATTATCAGAGGGTATTTCAAAAGATATTGTAAGGGAAGTTGCAAAAACTATGGGATTTAGTGTAGTTCAGGGTAATGATTTAATGATACTACCAAATTATTTGTTGGGTAAAAACCCAGATGGTACTTCAAAGTATGAATCACCACAAGAACAAGTAACCGAAGAAATATGGAAAAGAATTTTAGCAAATATGCCGTACTTTATGAAAACAAAAGGTACTATGAGAGCAATGAAAGGATTGTTAAATTGTTATGGTATTCCAAGTTCAATATTAAGAATTAGAGAATATGGTGGTCCTGATAAAGGAACGAGAGTTACACACGAGGTAAAGAGAAAGTTTACATATGCATTAGACTTTAAATCTTCAGAGTATGTTGATGTGGAATGGAAAGATGATGGAACGAGTGGAATAAAACCTGAAACAGTAGAACTTAGATTTAGAAGTCCAAAATCAAAAGACCAAGTTATATTGAATCAAGGAACTAATTGGGCAATATCATTACAAGACAATGGAGCAACTGATGATTATGGATATTTAGAATTTGCTATTAGTGGTAGTTCTCTTGAATTTGTTACTTCATCTTTATTACCAGTTTATAATGATGAGATGTGGAGTGTTATGTTGACGAGAAAATTAGCAAGTGGAGCTGACTTGACTGCAGATACAACTTCACAAAATATAAAATATGAATTAACAACAAAACAATATGATTCAAGTAGGGAAGTAGTTTTATTTAAAGATAGTCAAAGTTTTTCAACAAATACTGCAGCTACAAATGCTAAATTTTCTGCAGATGGTACATTAAGTATTGGTGGAAGTGGAACTGGTTTTTATGCAACACAACTTAGTGGTTCTGTAATGGAGTTTAGATTATGGAGTGAACCATTATCACAAAGTGTATTTGAGAATCATGTAAAGGCACCAAAGTCATATAATGGAAATACTACTGAATCTTTCTTTGATAATTTGATACATAGAACACAATTGAATGATAATGTAACTTTACATTCGACTTCAAGTTTTACTGATAATAGTTTTTCACAAACATATAATGCAACTGGTAGTGCTAAGAGTTTTAGTGGTAATCAATTTAGAAGTCTTGTAGATAAAGAAGAATTAAGAGTTCCAAATCTCGGTCCGAGTAGAAGAAATGCAACCAAGATAAGATTAGAGGGAACAAGTTTAAACGGCCCACTATCATCTAATATTAGGAGAGAACAATCTTCACAAGATTTTGCACCAATAGATAGTAATAAACTTGGTGTTTACTTTTCACCGACTGATGTGGTGAATGAAGATATAATGTATTCCATAGCGGATTTTGATTTTAATGATTTGGTTGGAGACCCACGAGATGTTTATGAAGATAGTTATCGTGGATTAGAACATACACAAAGAAAGTATTGGAAAAAATATTCAAAAACAAATAGTTTTTGGGATTATTTAAGAATTATAGATTTTTATGATAGTGGTATTTGGACTCAACTTAGAAAACTATCACCTGCAAGAGCAAACACAACTCTTGGTGTATTGATTGAACCAAATATTTTAGAAAGAAGTAAAGCGGTTGTTGGTAAAATTCCAGAATTTGATAATCAATATTTTGAGAATGCAGACCATTTTGGTTATGGAATAAATATGACTAATTTTATAAGTGGTTCTGATGATAGGTTGATAGTTATTACTGGGGAATATCCAAACTATGAGGGAGTTTTAAATGTACATAATAATGAATCAGGTTCACTTGGAACATTAGCATTACCATCATTAGTTAGATTGGGAGAGATAGACCCACGAACTGAATTTGGTGCCACATATGCAACAGCAAGTACTTCACAAGGAGCTGTATCCAGAGTATTTACTGAAACATTACAACCATTTATTAGTTCTTCAAGGATATCAGAACACAATGAAATAAAATACAAGAATTATACGAGTTCGTTAGATGCATTTCAAGATAATTCATTTAGTTCATCATTTGAACCAGCGGAATACCAGAGTATGGCATATGACTCAAAGCTTTTTAGACTTTTTTATAAAGGTCAATTATTAACAAAGAAAAATACAATTGATGGAAAAGAACCTGTCGAGATAACTATAACATCACCAACTAAACTTGTAACTCAAGAACCTGGTGATTCTAAACTTAAAGTTGAATAAAAAATGAGTAAGTATATATTTATCTATGAGGTTTTCCATCTCAAATACAATTCAATTAGGAGTATTTAAATGAATAAAAAATCAGTCGTTTGGACATCCCCAAGACGCGTAAAAATGGGATTTCTAAACAATACAAGTGTAACCGTTGATGCTATTCTTACCAAGAAAGGTCGAGAATTATTGGCAAGGGGGCAAGACGAGTTCAAAATCACAAAATTTGCATTAGCAGATGATGAGATTGATTATAGTTTATGGGATACAGCACATCCAAATGGTTCAAACTATTATGGTGCTGTTATCGAAAATATGCCATTGTTGGAAGCCTTTGTAGATGAAAACCAAGTTATGAGATATAAGTTAGTATCCTTACCTAAGAATACTGCTAAATTACCTATACTTGAAATTCCATCACCAACATTGACTTTCAATGGTCCTGGCATTACACAAACTATATCACCAAATACGCGAAACGGTAGTGATAATGAAAGTGGATATAACTTCATCTTACATGATGCTGTTATAGCTAATTTGACACCAGTAATCGTTGCTTCGAAGAAGAAAAGAAGTAAAAGAAAGCGTGGTATTTTAGGAAGAGGAATGAAAGGTAGAATGGGTAAAATGGGTGGCTTAGGTGCATTTAGTGCTGAGGCTGCAGGAAAATTCTTACCAGGTGGACTACTCGAACCAGACTTTCTAGCAGATATTGAAAGAGATATCGCTGACCTACAAGTGAATACAGGTGCAACTACTCCAGTATTCTTAAACGAGGAAGAAAGAAAGAGTTCAATAACAATTACAGGAAAATCTGTTAATGTTGTTTCTCGTTCTGTAACTACAGACACTTCAACAAATGTAACCGTGATTGGTTTAGATACAGGGGCAACATATAATGTTGCAGTTACTGTTAAAGCCGATCCAAGTAAATTATAAGGAGTGAATGATGTCAGTATTTACAAGATTCGATTTTGAAAATGATGTAGTTGAAAACCAACGAACTAAAGTATCAAGTGGTATTTTTAGTGGTGGAAGTGGAACATTAGCCACATTCTACACTGCTTCAGCAGTGGGTGATGTTAGTGGTTCTTATTATGCAATATATAATAAAGTAACTTCTGATGCAACATCTGAAATCCAATTTGATATTGGATATGCAAATCATGGTGGTAGTGGAAGTGCTGGAAACACAACTAAATTAACAAGTGGTGGAAGACAGACTGCTGGAATGTATAGACAATTCAGAAATGTTTTGTTATCACCAAACACCGAGAAATTTACATTCACAAGTGCACCAAGTGCATCGAATGATTTCTATTTTGTTTCATTCAACAGAGCTCGTATGAGAGAAAAGATTGACCCAGGTAATTGGGAAATTCATATGGGTAGTGGAGCAGCTAAAAGAAAGTTCATTGATGATAGTGGAGCAACTAATAATCCAACTGTTAATGAGGGTGGACGAGTATATAATGTAGTGAGTGGTTCATTAGAAACTGGAACTGGAGTAATTAAAACCGCAGCAGCATCTGAAACAGGTGGGGCAATTGGTTCATTCTATCCAGATTTAGGAATTATACTATTTAATGCCGCATCATTAGATACTAAAGTATCTATGGGAACAGTAAGAGCTTCAGACACATTTAATGATAATGGTAAGAAGTTTTTTCAAAAGTTAGCAGATGGTGGTAAAGTTCAAGTTCGTAGAGAAGAAGAAATAACTTCAACAAACTTTTTCTGTAGAGTGAATAATAAAAAATACAACTTTAGTGCTAATCCAACTTTCTTTACAGGTTCTGATGGAGCATTAGTACAACAAACATTCTTCAAAGACCCTAAAGTTTATATTACAACTGTAGGTTTGTACAATGATGATAATGAGTTGTTGGCTGTCGCTAAACTAAGTAAACCTATTTTGAAATCATACTCAAGGGAAGCTATTATAAAAGTAAAACTTGACTTCTAAGGGAAACTGTAATGTTAAAAAACATTGACCCATCGAACAAGTCAATTAAACCTTTTAAGGCATATAAGTCATTTACACTATCTAATAATGATAGTGGGAGTGGACACTTTGTTTTAAAAGCAGTTAGTGGTTCTACATATAATTTCATAACAGGTTCAGCATCTTCACAGAGTTTTGGTAGCTATGTTCCTTCTGCAAGTGCATTTGAATATGGTACATTTTATGACTTACCTAATTGGCATACAATAAACCAACTCTATTACAAAAGAAGTTCTGATCCATATGGAAACTATGGAAGAAATAATCCTAAGAAGATTAATCGAGAACTAAATGGTACAGCAAGAATCTTTTCTGTACCAAGACAAATGTTCGGTGAAGAAATAAAACCAGAAAGTATAAAACTATCAGTAACTACGGGTGGACAGACCTTTGACATTCGTGATGATGGAGATGGTAATTTATATGATTATGCACATTCTGCTAGTTTTGCAGCATTCAAGTCAAGTTCTTTTGACAGAACACAAGGTGTCCAATCAAATGGAAGTGGTAGTGAAGTAGGAAATGTTTTTTATGAACATGGACAAGTAATCGTAACAGATACAGGTTCATATTCAGATGCAGGAACTTCAACAGGACACACCTTAGAATATAAAGCAACTTCTACATTATACGAATATGAGTATGTTGTGGATGCTACACCAAGTGAATTTAATTTAAGTACTAACATTAGTACTACATTTCAACGAAGTGGTAGTATATCAGCAGCAGAAGGAACGGTTTCAATGTCAAGATTTTTTCCACCAAGTGATCAACCAACAGGAATGGGTACGGGAAGTTATAATTCATTTTATAATGCAGCTTCTAAAGTTGAAGGTTTTGTAACACATTCAGAATTCCAACCATATGTTAGTACAATTGGATTATATAATGATAATAATGAACTTATGGCGATAGGTAAGTTAAGTAAAGCATTGAAGTTAAATAAAGATGCAAATACATCTATTGTTGTAAGATTTGATGTATAACACACCTTAAATTAAATATATATTCTATTTATTATTGGATATTACGATAGAAAGTAATTTTTATAAATTAAAATAGGAGACTACGATGGAAACCGATGTTCAAGGCATAGTAGAAGGCCTTATAGGACATTATGGTTGGATAGTAGTTACATTTGCAATTGGTTTCTTTTTTAAGGAATCAATTATGAGTTGGATACAAGGCATGCAAGTCTTTATGGATAACAATTTCAATAATGATGATGTTGTTTATATAAGTGGACGAGAAGCCAGAGTCGTAAGAGTCGGATTCACAAAAACCGTTTTTTATATGACTGATAGAGGGAGTAAGATGGTAGTACCCAATGAAAAACTAAAAGACCTAACATTAGAAAAGAGATTACCGCCTGGATCAAGAAGGGCTAAAGGTGGCTATTTGCCTAAGTCAACTGACAAACTATCAGATACACAAAAACAAGGATTACATGCGGTTGCAGCAGAAAAATCGGTTGTAGATAAGGGAAAAAAGGTATAAGGTTTTAACCAAATCTTCCAGAATTTAATACTTATTATTGGATAGATGATCAATAACTCAATCATGAAAGGATTGAATATGAAACAATTATTAATGATTTTGGCACTATGTGTACCATTAGTGGCACAAGATGTAGTACCAGAACAAGAAGAGAAACAAGACAAAAAGAATGTTGAACAACGAGAAAAGAGAAAATCTTTTGGCAAACGAGTTTGGATGGGAGTCCAAGATGCTGAATGGAAGAAATTTGATGCAGCTCACAGAAGAGCTCATTCAAAACGAGGTGAACAACCCTGTAAAGAATGCAAAAAACATAGAAGTGGTTGGGTTCGTAAGGCTGTAGGAATTGTTGTGATAGGTGGAATAGGATATTACATTGGTGTAAATGAAAGAAAACATCATCGTAAAGGTGGACACAAAAAGTGGCCAAGTAGACCAACAAAATAACATTCAAAAGGAGAGAGTGAACGAAGTATGAGAAAATTATGGATGATACCATTGTTATTTAGTTTTGTGTTTTCACAAAACATAGTAACAGACTTCTTTAAATATTCAACTGTATATGCTGGATTTAATTTATCTTCACCTAAGTGGGAAGACGATAGATACAGATTATCATTGTTAGATGAAGATGGAAACCCAGATTGGTATAATGGAACAATTAGTGTAAATAAAGAAGACAGGGAATTAGACCCAGACTTTGATTTCTCATTTGGTATAAGAAAAATCGGAAGATTTCAATATGAACCAAAACGAGGAATTAAAAATGCTGGAGTTGGTGGAGATTGGTATAAAGGAAATGAATCAAGTCCAAATGATGCTGCCACAATTGGTAGAGTTAAAGGATTTGAGTATTTAGTAAAGTATGAAGAAAATCGTAGATGGGATGAGAAATTCACATCACAGGAATATAATTTACGATATCTTGGTGATTGGTTTATTGCTAAAATTAAATACCATGATTTACAATTAGAAGACATTAAATATTCACAGGCTGATTTAAGATTTAGAAAAGAATTTCTATTAGAGGATGCAAGTTTAAATCTATCAGTTGGTATTGGTGCAAGAGAACACCCAGTTTATGGATTTGCCCCTACCGTTATAGATACATCTTGGTATACAGGAGCATGGTGGGAATTTGCAGCAGATGAATTTGGTGTAGAAGATAAATTTTATTGGGGTGATACAGACGGAGATGGACAACCAGATGGTGGAATGGCTATATACGATGCAGCTACAGGAGAAGCAGTTGGTTGGGTAGGACAAGACTTTAGATGGTTTGATGCCAATGGTGAATTAATGGCAATGAGTGATAGAGAATTTTATCAATATCATTTTCCTGATTTATTAGAAAATTGGTTTGAAGATAGAACAAGAGGATTAGGAAATCAAAAAGAAATATCACTATCATTCGGTTTAGATTATTATAAGTATACAGAGAATTTTTGGATACATGCTTGGGGAACTTTATTTCCTATTCATTATGGTTTAGATAAATATTCATTCCATAATGCATATTCATTTAAAGAACATGAAGAAAGAGGTGGAGATCCACTTGAGTTTGAATTTAAAGATGCAGAATTAGAACAATGGTATGATTATGACTTTGGTGCAGTAATCGGATTTAAATTAAAAGAAAATTTAGGTTTTTATGCTGAAGGTAAATATTTATACTATTGGGAACGCCCTACATATGATGTACGATTAGGGTTAAATTATCAATTCGTACAGAATTAAATTGGAGAAAATAATGTGTAATAACCCAGATTGCAAATGTGAAAATTGCAAATGTAAAAATTGTGATTGTTAATCACTTGGAGATATTAAGTGGACGAGAAAAAGTTAGGTCAGATATTACTCGATAAAGATGTAATAACTAAAAGACAATTAGCATCAGCTGTACAAGCACAAATTAAAGGTGATAATAGAAAAATTGGTGAAATCTTAATTGAAAAGGGATTTCTCACTATGGAAGATTTAACAGATATTCTGTTAGAGAATGGTGATAGTGAGCCTGATCCAATATCAATTGTAGAAAAGGAAGAACCTAAAGAATTAAGTGAAAATACAAAATTTTCATTATCTATACAAACTATGATTAGTGCAGCAGTTGGTATTGCAACACTCGTAGGATTCTATTATATGATGATGGGAGAGATTCAAGAAGCAAAAGAATTACCATCATTAGAGAATTTATACTCAAATGAATATCCATCAAAACCAGAAGGTTATAACTGGCCGCGTTCTTATGAACAATATAAGGATCAGGTTGGTTCACTTCAAGAAGACATGGATGATGTATTTGATAAATTAGATAAATACGAAGAACAGATTGAAGAATTAGAGAAACAAGTTACAGAATTAAGAATCAAGGTGGGAAGCAAATGAAAAAATTAAAAATGATTAGTTGGGTTGTCGGTTTCATGTTATTTTGTGGTTGGGCAGATTTAGTATGGGGCCAAGATATACCTACACGAACACCAACTAAAGTAGAAATTACAGATAAAACTTTTAAGTCAGCAATATCTAAAGGATTTGTTGTGGTGATATTTAATGCAGATTATCAAATGACAAATATCGACCCAAAGATGATAAAAGCTATTGAAGGTCATGAAAAAGCAGTAGTTATAATTGTAAATGAAAATAATGTTAAAGCAGTTGTAAAAAAATTAAGGTTAAGAAATTATCCATCCATAGCCTTATTTCATGATGGTGCAAAGAAGAAAGTTTGGAAACCTGACATGGATGGTAATTTAGGTATTGATCATAAGGATATTAAAAAAGAAATAACTAATGCATTAGCAGGTGATGTATTTTGAAGAAGAAATAATGGCTGTTACGGATTACGATGAATTACATGGTGGTGATGGACTACCCGATTGGATGCAATTTAGTATTACGGTTGCAATGTTTGGATTGTTTATATGGATAATTTGGTTGTTATTCCATTCTACATTAGACCCTCAGTTTAGAGACTTACTTAACATTATTGTTGGTGGGTTTTTAGCATCCTTTGGTAAAGTAGTAGACTTTTGGTTTAAACACGAAAAGAATAAAAAGGGTGTAATGAGATGCACAGGAGGTAAATAAATGCCAAACAGAAAAGCAAAAGATAGAAAAGCTAAACGACAGAAGTTAAATGAAAAATGGAAACGAGAATGTCGTACTGCCGTTCAACATAAAAAATGGTTGAAGAAAAACGGTGGTAAACCAAAACCAAAATATGGAGTTTATTCGTGATTAAATTAAAAGAACTCATAGAATTAAAATCTATGGTTTATACCGAAGAGATAAAACCAAAACATCAAGATAAAATAGATATGAAACTTAGTGTATTTCGTGAAGATTTACAATTACCTTATAGTTTAGGTACTTCTTTAAAACCTGATAATGATTCACCAACCACAATGAGAGAATTAAAATATCTTAGTGGATTAAAAACTAATAAAGATTTAGTAGAAGAGGGTGATGATATCAAAGAAAATTTTATACCATTAATTGAAGAGAATGATATACCAATTTCTAAAACATATGTAGAGAGAGTTATTAAAGAAAGTGCAAAATTTGTTATGGAGATGAAATATCATTATAATCGTCCAAGACCATATCAGGTTGCAGAGGTTTATGGTATGGATTTAAATGGTACTCAATTAGATAGTATGAAAACACCAAGTTATCCAAGTGGACATGCAATTCAAGGATACTTAGTTGCAGAATTATTTTCATTCGTAGACCCAAGGAATTCAAAACAATATCGTTCAATAGGTGAGAAAATTGCACACTCAAGAATAAATGCTAAATCCCATTATCCAAGTGATAAGAAATTTGGTAGTAAGGTAGCAGAAGTTTTATTTAAAGGATTGATAAAAAGTGATAACACTTAAAGAAGTATACCGATTAGATGAGAGAGCAGACTTTCAATATGTTGCCCAACAATTAGTTCAGTATTATAAATTAAGAAGTAAGATTAAATTTGGTGCTATAGGTAATAAAGCAGATTATGATTTTGATAATGATATAATTAGATTAAAAAGAAGTTATCCAAATGTCAAAGATTTTATAATTACAGTATTACACGAGATACATCATGCAACTCAAGTAAAGAAGTATGGTAAAAAGAAGTTTTTAAAGAAATATATTCAAGCTGGTGATATGGCAAATTGGGATGGTTTTAATCGATATGATGATAATAAATGGGAAAAGAAAGCAGAAAATTGGGCCAATCAAGAATATAATAGAAGATGGAAAAATAAATTTTAATTTGGAAAAAAAAGGTTATATTTATATATAGTTATGAAAACACGCTCAGCAAAAAATAAAGGTAAACGCCTTCAAAATTCAGTTAGAGACATACTTCTCGAAACTTTCAAAAATCAATTAGAAGAAGATGATGTTAAATCTACCACAATGGGAGAAAGTGGTGAGGATATTCAGTTATCACCAGCCGCTCGTAAACTCATTCCTTATGCATTCGAGTGTAAAAATCAAGAAAAATTAAATGTATGGAGTGCTTTAGAACAAGCAGAATCCAATGGTGAGAAAGGTATACCAGTATTAGTGTTTAAAAGAAATCGTAGTAAAACCTACGCAGTTATAGAGTTTAAGGAGTTTGTAGATTTAATTAAATGAGTCAATTGGTAATTAATATATTAGATAAAGCATTAAAATCTAAAGGTAATAAATTAAAGAAAACAAATGAGTATATGTGGTGGAGTCCATTTATATCTCATCACAAACCAAAATTACAAGTTAATATAGAAACTGGTAAATGGCATTGTTGGGTTTCAAATCAAGGTGGACATAATCTGTTCCAATTATTAAAACAAGTAAATGCAAATAGAAGTCTATTTAAAGAGTTGAGTGATGCAGTCGGTTCTACTTATTATACTTCAGATAAAAAAGATAAGAAAGATATTGTATTAAATCTTCCGAAGGAAGCTAAACCATTATATGATGAGAGTGAGTCGGTACAGAAGTTACATGCATTAAAGTTTTTATATGAAAGAGGATTATCAGATGAAGATATACTACGATATAATTTACACTATTGTTTAAGCGGTGTGTATCAGAATAGAATCATTATACCGAGTTATGATGAAGATGGAGTATTGAATTATTTCGTAGGGAGAGATTTTTATAAAGGTGGAATGAAATACAAAAATCCCCCTATACCTAAAGATATTATCGGATTCGATTTATATATAGATTGGAGTCAACCGATTGTTCTTTGTGAGGGAGTATTTGATGCCATTGCTATTAAAAATAACTCTATACCATTATTCGGTAAAACCATATTACCTAAACTTTATGAAAAGATAATAAAAAATCGGGTTAAACATATAATCATTTCTTTGGATGAAGACGCATTTGACGACTCATTAAAGATGATAAAAAAATTCTTTGACTCTGGTATTTCCGTAAACTTTGTCAAACTAACGGAAACCGACCCAAGTGAATTAGGGTATATAAAAATGATTGACAAATTAGATACTTCAACCGAAGTAAACTTTAAAGAACTAATGAGAATGAAAATCTATGGAAAATAAAATAAAAGTTCCTTTTAGGAAATTAAAACACATACATCACATATCTGATATACAAATCAGAAATCTAAAACGACACAGAGAATACGAAGAAGTATTCAATAATCTATATAAGGAAGTAAAAAAATATCCTAAGAATGCAGTTGCCTATATTGGTGGTGATATTGCTCATAGTAAGACAGAAATGTCTCCTGAGTTGATTGACCAGTTATCAAGGTTATTTAAAAACTTATCTGATATCGTACCTACAATTATTATTGCAGGTAATCACGATTGTAATCTAAATAATTTAAATCGTTTAGATTGTTTAACACCAATTGTAGAAAATTTAAATCATCCTAATTTACACTATCTAAAAAGAACAGGAATATATACTTGTGCTGATACGGATTTTATCGTATGGGATGTTTGGGATAAAGAAAAAGATTATATTAAAGCAAAAGATGTTCCAGGTGATAGAACTAAAGTTGTATTGTTTCATGGAACGGTAGATAGAAGTGAAACTGATTTAGGATTCAAACTACCAAGTAAAGTTAAGATGTCAATGTTCAAAGGATATGATTTAGGATTACTTGGTGATATACACAAAAGACAACATTTGAATAAAGAAGAAACAATTTCTTATTGTGGTTCATTAGTACAACAAAATCATGGTGAAGATATTGGTAAAGGTTATTTACTATGGGATGTACCAAATAGAAAATCCGAATATGTAGAAATACACAATGATTTTGGTTATTATACAATTGATATAGATAATGGTAAATTACCAGAATTACCAAACTTACCAAATAAACCACGAGTTCGTATTAGGGTAAGTAATACAAAACCTGCTCAATTAAAACGATTACTAACTAAACTACAGAAAATGACTAAAATCCAAGAATCAGTTGTTACGAGAGTAGATGGATTATCAACGGAAAAGATTCGTGATAAGAAAATTAATATTGGAGATGTTAATAGTGTAGATTATCAATATAAATTAATTAGTGAGTATTTAAGTAACAATTATATTGTGGATGATGACACCATGATAAAAATAAAAAAAGTACTTACTGATTTAAATGCAGTTATACCAGAAGCAGATGTTCAACGAAATGTACATTGGAAATTAAAGAAATTTGAATTTAGTAATTTGTTTAGTTATGGTGAAGATAATGTTGTAGATTTTACAAAACTAAATGGAATGATTGGATTATTTGCACCTAATGCTGCAGGTAAATCGGGACTATTAGATGCTCTATGTTTTAACTTATTTGATATGAGTTCTCGAGCATATAAGGCAGATAAAATTATTAATAATTCAAAATCTAATTTACATTGTAGAGTTAATTTTGAGATAGATGGTATAGATTATTATATTGAGAAACGAGGTAAGAAGAATTTAAGAACAGGTCATGTTAAAGTTGATATTGACTTTTGGATGGTAGATGATACAGGTGAAGAAATATCATTAAATGGAGACCAAAGAAGAACTACACAAAAGAATATTCAAAAAGTAATTGGTAGTTATGATGATTTTATTTTAACTTCAATGAGTTCACAAAATAACTCAACTGTATTTATTGACAAAACTCAAAAAGAACGAAAAGAGTTATTATCTCAGTTTATGGGATTGAAGATATTTGATAAATTGTATACACAAGCAGCAGAAGATATCAAAGAAGTGGATACACTATTAAAAGACTTTAAGAAATCTGATTATGATAGTGAGTTAGCACAAATAACAAATGATTTGATTTTGTTAACAGCAAAACAAAAAGATTTCAAAAAAGATGAACGAATCTTAAAAAAATCAATTAAAGAAATATTATCAGAAATAAAAGAAGAAACATTACGATTAAAACCAGTTGATGATAGTTTGAGAGATATTGAAGATTTGAGAGAAGAAGAGAAAAAACTTAAAGGTATATTTGGTAATGTGAATTTAAAACTTGACGAATTAAAAGTTGAAGAATATGATTTACAAAAAGCAATAGAAGATATTACTAAGAAGATATCAAGTTATAAAAGAGATGGTGTTCAAGACAAGTATTATGAATTAGAAAAACTTGAGGAAGAACGAGACTTATTTCAAATTGAAATTGATAAACTTAAATCTGAAGTTAGAGTTAAATTGGATAAGATTGAAAAACTTGGTGATTTAACTTATGATGAAGATTGTGATGATTGTATGAGTAATCCATTTACATTGGATGCTATAGAGACTAAAAAGAATCTCAATAAAGATAAATTACTTGCTCAAGATTATGTAAGTAAAAAACAAAATATGGAAGACGAGATTCAGAAACGATTTAAGGTTCGTGCATTTAAAAAAGATTTAGATGAATTAACAGAACAATATAATCAAAAAGAAATGTATGAATCACGAGTTAGTTCAGATATTAAATTGATGAAAGAAAAGAAATCTAATATACAGAATCAATTGAATTTAATAACAAGTGATATATCAAAATCAAAATCACAAGAACAAGATGTAATGTTTAATTCACAAGTAGAAATAGAAATAGAAAAACTACAAAATAATCAAGATGATTTAGATTATCAATTAGATATGGTTAGTAAAAAACTAACTACATTACATGGTGAGATTCAAGTATTGAGAACTAACGAAAAACAAATTAATGATAATATTAATAAAGTAGAAGAACTTGAAGATTCACATCAAGCATATCAATATCTATTAGAAGCAATTAAACGAGATGGTGTTCCTTATGATTTAATCAGTAAATCATTACCAACCGTTGAGGGTGCAGTAAATGATATCTTGGCTCAAATAGTTGACTTTAGTATTGTGTTTAATATGGATGGTAAAGTTATTGATACTCATATTGTATATGATGACGATAGAGTATGGCCATTAGAATTATCAAGTGGTATGGAACGATTTATTAGTTCTCTTGCAATAAGAGTTGGTTTAATGAATGTTAGTAATTTACCACGAAGTAATTTCTTAGCAATTGATGAGGGATGGGGAACAATGGATTCAGAGAATCTAAATTCAGTTGCTCAACTATTCCAATACTTGAAATCACAATTTCAGTTTTCATTAGTTGTTTCTCATATTGAATCTATGAGAGATTTTGTAGATACTTTATTAGAGATTAAAAAAGTTAGTGGTTTGAGTTCAGTTCGTTTTAGTAGAGACTGATGGCATCTTCGGTCTGTTTTGATTACTATTTGAATCATTATACATCTTAAAAATCTGTTGATTTAAAACCGAAGAACAAGATACTCGGTTTTGCTTACACCAGTATTTAAACCATTCCATTAAATCTTTATCTAATGTAAAGTTATATCTTAGTTTTTTCTTCATTATACTTCCTTTATACACACTTCATATATATAAATAAGTATTAATTTTTCAAATTTTAATATTTATAGATGTAACCTAATTTCGGGAAAATCTATATGGCAATATTAAAACGAATCAACAAATATCAAGGATTAAAAGATATAGATGTATTGAAGGAAGAAAGTGGATTATCTTCACAATACTTTAATATCTATGATGTTCCTACCAATATACCGCAGGGTAGGTCTTCATTCTTATTAGCTGGTTCACCATATCTTAAAAATTTTGTAGAACTAAAGGTAGAGATATTAGACTCTGCTGGACAAACAGTTTATACAGAACCAGTAGCAAATTATCTTGAGGGTAATGCTCGTAGAATATCAGTAGAGGTATATGATGATACTGCTCCTGGTGATGGATTTCTTTATATTGTTGGGGAGTTAAAAGATAACTATAGAAGTGTTTCTGGTCAACAACAAGATAATATAGAAATAACAGATAATTTTTTACCAGCTGGTCTTAGTGGAAATGATATACCGAATGAATTTAAAAATGTATATAATGTAAGATATATTAGACCTATTTTTATAAATACGGTAATTCCTAATTCCGAACCAATATTTTTCTACCAACAACCACGAATTACTATTAATGAAATTTTAAAGGGATATGTTGTAGAGACAACTGTTTCGAGTTCATATGAAGTTACTGGTAGTGTAAGTGTAGACCCAATTCAAGGATTAGAACCACAAGATCCTGACCCAGACCCAATAGATGGATATGGTACAGGAATGTCAGATGGTGCTCGTGATGAAGTTGGAGCTCAATTAGAAATATTTAAGAATAGAAGAAAATCTAAAATTGACCCATTAAGAAATAATAAGTTCGCAAAAAGTGGTAGAATAACAAGAAGAGCATCCCCCGAAATAGATAGGTTTACTATTAATGTTACTGATATGGAAACTTCACCAGAGAATACCACAAGTGATACAGTAACGAGTGCTTTTATTGGTGGTGAAATAACAATTAATAATCCAACTGTAGATTCTACAAAATATCCAAGTGATGAATACACAATTCCATCTCAATATAAATCATCAATTAAAAAAGTTAATAATGAGAATACACTTGTACCACTTGATGATTTTGTAATAACAAAAAAAGATACTGGCGAAAAGATACCAGTTAAAATAGAACAGACTTCAAATAATGTTACAATGTCGGTTGTACCAACACCACCACAAGTAATTAGTACAACACACTATCGTTCATATGCTGATATTACGGTTGGTAATTTACATACATTTAGTGGAGATGTTTATAAGGCAAAAATTTATGCAAAGAGTAAAGGAACACTTGGGGATTTTGAACCAGTTTATGATGCGTCTATAGAAGCACCACAAGTATTGATAGACGCGTTTAGTGCAACAGGATTTAAGAATACAGGTTATTTTTATACACAATCAATAGTTGATAATTATTGGGTTACTTCTTCCAATAGTACTGCAACTCAAGACAATTCAAAATTTATTGATGGTGTTTTATTGAGTGGTTCTAATGCTGGATTTACACCAAAAAATTCAACTGTAAATACGGTAGAATTTAATACTTCACATAGTTATAATTTAGAAAAATCAGTACCATATACAATTGAATTTAATGCTTATTATTACAAAGAAAATAAAGCAGATGAAAATGGAGATGTTACCAAACAAGCAGAATTAGAAGTATATTTAAGTGGTTCTGCTATAACAGGTGGTACAGAGGAAGATTATAAGTTAGGTAAAGTTACAGTTTCGGATACCGAAAATGAAGGTGAAGTACTCGGAGTACACAATACATTTACTACTGCTGGTTCTGGTTCACCAAATACACATTTAAAATTTAAAGCAACTTCAGGTCGTTGGATAATTCAAGATATTTTATTACGACCACATAGTGAAACAAACTTTAATCCTTCTTATTTTAGAACAGTAGTTCCAATGGAACATCCTTTACCGAAGAAACCAGATCAATATGATTTCTTGGTAGAGTTTTATGATTTAAATAATAATATTGCAGAAACAATTTCAATTAAGGAAAATGTAACTTTTGCAGGAGCTCCTGTAAATATTGAGGGTGATGGGAATCTATTAAGTGGTTCATTATATCTTGGTGGTACAGAATCGAGTGGTATTGAGGTTCATGGTGGTTCTGCTTATTTGAGAAGTATTGGGTATGATGGATTTGATAAAACTATTGCAAGTGGAAGTGGTGGATTTTTAATATGGAGTGGTTCAGTAGGTGCAAGATTATCTGCAAGTGAAAATTATGATGGTGTTGGATTAGAGATAGTAGATGCTCATAGTTCTACAGATAAATTTTTACAATTTAAAACCAATCCAAGTACATTTAAAGTTCAAACCGATGAGTTCTTTTTAGGTAGTACATCACAATTTGTTAGTGGTAGTAGTGGTAATATAGAAATAAGTTCAAGTAACTTCCATTTAACACCAGAGGGTGATGTAACCATGAGTGGTACAATTACTGCAACTGCTGGTAACATTGGTGATTGGACAATA